CGCGCGGCCGAGATTCGCGACCTTGTGAAGCGCGGCGTGGTGAGCGAGATGAGCATTGGCTTCACGGTCGAAGCCGACGCGTGGGACGGCGCAACGTCCCGGACGGTCACGAAGGCAAGACTCCACGAGGTGAGCCTCGTGGAGAACGCGGCATATCCCGGCACATTCGCCGAGGTCCGCAAGGAGAAACCAATGGGACTGAAGGAAAACCGGGCCAAGGCCGCAGAGCTGCGCGCCGAGTACCAGAACGCCACCGACGAGCGGCAGCTTGAAATCCTTGAGCAGATCAACGAGGTCGAGGAAGCCATCGCTTCCGAGCGCGCCGCGCTGGAGGCCAAGCTCACCGCGCCGCCGTCGCTCAAGGCCGCCACGGCCACCCGCGCCGCGACCACCCGCAAGATCGACAGCCAGCGCGAGTGGTTCCGCAGCGGCTGGCGGTCGGAGCGCGTGATGGGCATCAACATCGCCGCCGGCACGGCCAACCTGACCACCGCCGGCACCGAGCCCGTCCTCGACACGACGTTCGTCAAGGCACTCGACCAGGAGTCGGTCATCCGCCAGCTGGCGTCCGTCGAGGTGCGCGGCACAGACATGGACATCCCGATCATCAGCAACCGCCTCACGGCCGCCCTGGTGGCCGAGGGCGCGGCCTACGGGAGCCAAGACTTCACGGCGACCCGAGTGCAGTTCACCTCGTACAAGTCGGGCATCTACACCGACGTGACCGAGGAGGCGTTGCAGGACACCGTGTGGGACTTGGGCACGCAGGTGGTCCAGGAGCACGCGCGCGCACACAGCCGGCTCTGGGAAGGCTACTTCGCCACCGGATCGGGCAGCAGCCAGCCGCGCGGCATCTTCCACAGCGGAGCGGGCTACACCGGCGTGAACTACACCGCCGGCGCGGCACCGACCGTCGCCAAGATGGTGGACCTGTACTACTCGCTCAACCCGGCGTACCTGCCAAACGCGAGCTGGCTGATGAACCAGGCCGTGTGGGGCTCCATCGTCAAGGACAGCACCAACAGCAAGTACACGCTGAACGGCGAGAACGGCAACATCCTCCGCGACGGCGCGGTGGCCCTGTTCCTCGGCAAGCCCGTGTACCTGTCGGAGTTCGCGCCCACGGCCTACACGGCGACCACCCGCTCGGTGGCCTTCGGCGACTTCAAGCGCGGCTACAAGATCATCGACCGCAGCACCATCAACTTCACGGTGGATGACCTGTCGCAGCGCATCAACGGCAACATCCGGTACTCCAGCCGGATGCGGTGCGACGCGAAGCCCGTGGACACGACCGCCATCAAGGTGCTGATCTCGGCCTGATCCGCCACCCTCACTCCATCGCGCTGGTGGGCGGGCCTTCGGGCTCGCCCACCAACGTGGAGGAACACGATGCCAACCGCAGTACCGACGCTCGCGGAAGCCAAGGATTGGCTCAACGTCATCGGCCACACGGGCGATGACGCCAAGATCACGCTCGCCATCGCTGCGGCGGCGAACGAGTTCAAGGCAGCCACGGGCGTCGATCCGGCGGTCAACGGCACGAGCGAGATGAAGGTCGCGCTCCTGGAGCGCGTCGGCAACCTGTACGGGTTCCGAGGCGATGACATGAGCGGCCCGAGCACGTGGTTCGTGGACACGATCCGCAGGATGCACAACCCGAACGGGGTGAGCTAATGGCCGGCTCCGGCTACTGGCGCAATCGGTACAAGTACCAGAGCCCGGTCGTGACCATCGACGGGGCAGGGCAGGCGTCCACGGCCTGGCTCGACGTGGTGACGGTCGCCGGAATGGTCACGCCGCAGCAGCGCGAGGTGCTCGACGATCTTGGCGTCGCGATCCGCACCGACGTGGTGATCGAAACCGGGTTCACGGCCGACATCGCGGCCGTCGGCCGTCTCGTGGACATTGCGACCAACGCCGTCTACAACGTGATCGGCGTGGTCGATCCTGACGGCGGCAAGCGGCGGCGGCTGCGGATCACGGCCACCGCGATCGACCAGGCCATCATGGTCCCGAATCCGGTGGAGCCTCCATGATCAAGGCCGTGCTCCATGCCGCTGAGGTCAAGGCCAGGCTCCTCGCCATGAGCGAGTCTGCCAGGCGCAACGTCTACAAGCGCGCGCTCCGCAAAGCAGCCAAGCCGGTCGTGCAGGAGCTCCGCAACGCCTGGCGTGGCGCGCGCCGGCGGAAGGGCGCGGTCACCGGCGAGATCGCGGCGGCACAGGCAGCCACCATCGACATGAAGCGCAGCGGCGTGGCGATCCTAAAGGTCGGCACAAACTACAAGCGCGGCGGCGGCGCGAAGCTGTGGCACATTCTCGAGAACGGGTTCGTGCACTACGGCCGAAACGCGACCTATCGCCCGGCTGACCCGGACGTGCGCGCAGCCAAGGCCGAGCGAGCGAAGTTCTTTCAGGACGCGCTCGGCGACCCGGCCGAGGTCAAGAAGCTCGCCAAGACCAAGGCAGGTCGGGACGTGATCAAGGCCAAGTACAAGGGCATCAAGGCTGCCTGGACGATGCGCGACCCTGCGAAGGAGCAGCTGCTCAACGCCGCCTGGCGTTCTCGCAAGGACAGGCGCGACTCGGCCAGGGCGACCGGCGGGAATCGCACGGTGCTGGGTCGCCGCGTTTCGCGGCCCATTGCCCAGAAGTACCTGACGCTCCTCACGCAGCGCGCAAAGGACGAGCTCGCCCGCGAGGTCATGCGCGCCGGCAGCCGTTCAACCGGGAGGAAGGCGGCCTAATGCCATCCATCGTGACCAGCCTGTACCAGAAGCTCGACGGCGCGCTCGCGCAGCCCGTCTCGCCTGAGCTTCGCCGCCAGGGCGACCCGACTCCGGCGGTGGTCTACGAGATCACCAGCTACGCGCCGAGCCTCGACATGAGCGGCACCTCAACCGGGCACGGCCGCGTGTCGGTCCGGTTCGATTGCGTGGCCGACAACGCGTCCACCGCGTGGGACTTGGCCGAGACGCTGATCGGCGTCGTGGACGGCACGTGGACGCTGAACGGCTACCAGTGGGTTCTGGTGGGCGTCGAGGTCGCGCAGACCAGGGCAACGCCGGATGACGGCCAGAGCGATGCGGAGCGCATCGCAACGGTTACCGCAGAGTTCCAAGTAAGGGAGAGCACCTAATGCCAGCAAGAGCCATCGTCGGATGGTCGGGCAGCCTGACGTTCAAGGCGTCCGGGTCCGCCACCGTCAAGACCATCGCCGTCCGAAACGTCACCATCTCGCGCCAGGCGTCCGAGTTTGACCTCACCGCGCACGGTGACGCAACCATGTACGCGGGCCCGGGACGCGTAAAGCGGACCGGCACGCTGGAGGCGTACGTTTCATCGGACTCGGCCGGATTCATCACGGCAATCGAGACGCCGAACCTTGCGTCTCCGGCCGTGCTGGTGTTCACCGATGCGGGAGCCACCGCCACCACCATGAACGTGATCATCACCGGCGCGGACCAGACGCACGCCGGCGATGACGCCGCGATCTACTCCGTCAGCTTCAGCGAAACCATCGCGCTCACCTAATGGACGCACCAGCTCCATCCTGGCGGTCGGTGGACCTCGGCGCGGTCGGAGCGTTCGAGGTCCGCCGGCCGACGTTGCGGGACGTGACGGCGGCGCAGGGCGGCGACCCTGCGTGGTGGCACGCGTGCGTCCGCAGGGACGGCACCGTGCTCTCGCACGAGGAGTGCCTGGACCTCGACGTGGAGGTGGCGAACGCCCTGGCCACGGAGGTGATGAAGCCGCGCGAGCACCCTACACAGCCGCCGAAAGGCGGCTGTGGCGAATCATGCCGACCCTTGACGCCGAAGCGGCGGTCGCGAAGGAATTGACCACGATGGAGCGAATCGAACATCTCCTCACGGTCGTGGCCTGCGCGCTGACGCGGCAGCCGGCGCACGCGGTGTGCCCGTGGCGGGCCGATGGTCTGAGCCAGTTCTTCAAGGCGGTGGGCCGTGGCTAGCACAAACATGAAGGCCGTGATCACGCTCACCGCCGACGCCTCGGGCGTCCAGGCTGGCGTGACGAAGGCCATGCAGCACCTGAACAAGATGCAGAGCGCGATATCCGACATTCGCGGAATGGCACTCGGCGGGCTGCTCATGGACCTCGGCCGGAACATCTTCGGCGGCATCCAAGCGGAGATGCAGCGCATCTTCGACTCAGCGCACGCCTTCAGCCCGGAGGCCATGGCCGGCGCGAACTCGCTCGCGCTGGCTGACCAGCAGTCTCAAATGAAGCTTGCCGAGGCATTTGGCCCCATTGTCGGCCTGATCGACGAGATGAAGGCACAGGCACTCCGCGAGGTCACGCAGTACCTCGTGGACAACAAGGAAGCCATCGGCCAGGCGTTGGTCTACATCGCGCAGTTTGGCATTGCCCTGGGCGAGCTTGCGGCGCAGGGTCTTGTGGCCTTGAGCACCGCCATCAACCACGTGGCCGAAGGCGTCCAATGGCTGCTGGACACCATTGCCAATCCCGGGCAGGTGCTGGCGGATACCTCGGTCGGGCTTGTGCAGGACGCCTTCGGGACCGATGCGGCAATCTGGCTGAAGGGCATCTACGACCGGCTGGGAGGCGACTGACCAATGGCCAAGCGTTTCGTCGCAACACCGGAATCCGACAGCGTGCGCCTGGGCGCAAGCGGCGAGGAATCCACGTGGACACGGACATTCGTCTACATGGACGATTCGGCCACGCCCAAGACCGTGTGGGAGGTGCTTGCGGACGCGTCGGTGCCGAAGCAGGGCGACCGCTACGCGGTTTCCCCGCCGCCGGGAACGCCGTCGGCTGACGCCCGGAACTGGTACGTGGTCCGCTCGGTCAACGCCACGCCGATCGCCAACAGCCTCCAGGGGCGCGGCTGGAAGATCGCGGTCGAGTACAGCACGAGGCGGCCAATCAACACGGCACGGCCGTGGTTCAACCTAACGAGAAGCACCGGGTTCCGCACGGCAGCTGCGTACCGATCCGGTGCGTCGATCTTTACGGGCGTGCCGGCCAACGGCACCGTTTCCTACCCGCCAGCGGCATGGATGGGCGGAACCAAGGTGGACAGCAACGGCCAGCCGCTCCAGTTCAAGATCGCGCAGCAGTCAATTCAGGTCGACATTCTGTGGGACCGCACCAGCGACAACGCGACGGCCGTGAACGCCGGCTACGCGTCAAGCCCGGACCCACCGTCGGAGTGGACGAGCGTGTATTGCAACACGCGCAACAACGCGAGCTTTCTCGGCTGGCCGACGGGCTACGTGACCTACCTCGGCTGGACCGCGAACGAGTCGCCAGACGAGTGGCTCGTGGTGAGCCATCGGTTCCTTGCTGACGATTGGCAGTTCCTGGAGCAGCGACCGGGCCCGAACGCGGCAGGGAAGCCGCTGCTCGCTGCCGGCCCAAACTGGGGCGCGAGCCCGGTGGTTCCGACGCAGAGCCAGGCATACGTCGCCTGGTACCAGCCATACGAGACGCTCACGGACTTCTCGTCGTTGTTCTCCTGGCGGACCAATCTCTGGACCGCAATCACCACGCCGTTCCCGACCAAGCCGACGCCGTGAGCTTCCAGCGACCCATCTT